TGAATAGTACCTACTATCGGCTTGGAGAATTGTCGACTTGAAAACAAGTCGACTTTTTCTGCATAGATAAGCTAATTATAAGATAGGAGGCGTCTATGGGCTTGAAGGAACAAAATCTGGAGCAAATCGAGGAAATGCAGAAGCACAAGTGGATAGAGTCCGAGAAGGCTGGCCATGACCTGGGCGAGGCAGCGTGCGTCGACTGGGTGAACAAATATGCCGCACAATGGCGCGAAGAGCATCCTATTGAAAATGATAAACTGCCATCAGAACAGAACTTAAAGGCAGACGATGGCGTGTCAGCAGATATTTCTTGAATCACTACAGCATGTTTGTGGTCAGAAGGCCGGTCTTGTGGCTGCGGCTTTTATGCCTCGCTTGGAGGCATCTGATGGAATTGGAAACGGGTACGACACATTGAAGGAACTTGCCGTATGGCTGCTCGTCGAGGGAGACGTGTTGAACCAGCTCCACTGGAATACTGACAAGAACATCAAGCACGAGCTTCTCAACGAGGCGTATGACCTATGTCGCGATACCGGCGACAAGCTGGCCGAGACTTACATTGCCCTCACCGGCAAGCCGTGCGACTTGAAATTCCCGAAGATTTCTGCCGGTTCCGGTCTTAATGACGAGGATACTATTGCTCTTCTGAAGAAGATAAATAGCCACATGAACGAGGCTTGCGCAAAGAACGGTAAGTTCACGGAAGGCGTAAAGAACATCTTCGCCGACTTTGACGAAGCGATGACGACTATCATCTACAAGTACACCCAGTTTTCCGCATAAGGAAGTGCTATGGAACTGATTACCACAGATGACATGGTGGAATACATCAAGAGCCGTATGGGTTATCCCGTCACGGAACTTGAAATGGTTGTCGAGGAACGCGGCGGCCTCGGCCATATCCATCTGGCCATCAAGGATACGCTGGACTGGTTCTACCGTATCAACATGGACGAGGCTTCGTACAAGGACATCATGAAGATTAACCTTCGTGCCGGTATCATCCAGTACCGTGTCCCTGACGAAATAATGGAGGTCATCGACGTCCAGCCGTCCTACGGTAACACGTTCTCGCCGATGATGGCATGGGACGTCGGCCCTGGCGAATCTTTGATGGGCGTCGGCGGTGCCGGTCTCGGCGGTCTCGGCCAGTTTGACTTGGTGACCTATGCCGGCGCGATTCGTTACTTGAATGACGTGAAGAAGCTGGTCGGTACGCAGTACAACATCAAGTTGCACCCGGTAGACCATATATTGAGAGTGTACCCGACGCCGAAGTCCGACCGAGTGGCTATGGCAACCGTTTACGTGAAGGCCAAGAAGTACGAGGTATTCGCCAACCCGCTATTCCGCGACATGGTTGTGGCGAGGGCTGAAATGCAGCTTGGTAAGATACTGAAGAAGGACGATATCACCCTTCCAGGTGGCGCCAAAGTCAATGGTCAAGCTATCTATAATGACGCGAAGGAAGATTGGAAGACTCTCATGGACGAACTGAAGGCACAGTCTGCCCAGCCCTTCATGATGACGGATTTGATGGTTTAATCTGGCCAACTTTCCAAATTCAAATCTTTTTGCTATATTTAAACCCGTCTACCAAAGGCGGGTTTTATGCTTAGTAAATTCGTGAAGATACTAATGAAGGTTCAGTATGTCGTATACGGGGCCATCATGGTCGTGATCATCCGTAGGATGGTCAAGCAAGTAAAGAACGACATGAAGAGGGCTTGATATGCTGGATACTATTATTCATAACTTTGGACTGATTAAGTCACCTCAGTGGAAGGAACTCGGCGTAGAAAAGAAGAACAAGGATGACGACCTTGACACGTTCAAGGAACTGACCACCACCATTGACGAGATTATCGCCGCGCTTCCGACTATCGTAGTTCCGTCTACAATCGTGGGAAAGAGCCGGTGGGAAGGCTTCAAGGAAATTGCTCGCCTGTACAAGTCACGCAACATGTCGAAGGTGTTCTTGCTGTCCTGTACTATGGTCAACTTGCTGGCTAGGCACAGCGGTGCCAAGGAAGTCTCCAAGATTGCCGGTTTCATGCAGAACTGCCTTGCCTTGTACTCTATTGGCGACAACCTCTGCTCGCACATCTCGTTCAACTGGGACTACTGCGATACGATGTATGTCATTGTGAATAACGAGTTTCCGAACGGAATGGGCATCACTATGGCACGTTACCGCGAGCTCGTGGATAAGTACGATAAGCAGAACCACGATACCTTCACGCTGACGAATTCCAGCTCGTTCGTCCTCGTCAACCTGATGAAGGCGAAGGAAAAGCAAGTCTGGTTCTCGTCCGTTGATCAGAAGGAACACGAAATCGTTCCTGTCAAGACGAATGTCCGTGACGTGCTGCGTCGCTGGACTCGTGACGAGGATGACGGTACTGACGTATATTCGCTTAACTACGAGTTTGACGACGATGCAGTTGCCAACGGTACTGTCAAGAACGCAGTGTTCATCTTGAAGTTTGACGAGTATACTCTGTACATCGTGCAGAACGTCAACTCGTCTAGCGATACCGACAACAATGACCGTACCGTGTACGAGCCGAGTCGCGATATCCGTTTCTGCTGGCTTCCGGAGAATGAGATTGACCTTTCCCGGAACGAGGTCAATGCGATTAACGAGAATATTTCTCAGTACCTCAGCATGCTGTTCGTCAACAACATTGACACGGAGAGGTTCATGTTCTCGTTCGATGACGACGGAGAATTGCTTGAACTGGTACGCCCGAAGGCCATTCCTAAGGACTACGTGTCCGACGAGATACCGAAAATGATTAGCGCTATCCAGACGCTCCATGACAAGAAGCTGTCTCGTTGTTACGCTATGGTCGGCCAGGCCGGTACCGGAAAGACCATCGGCGCACAGCAGATTTCCAACGCGTTCCTAGACGTATGCACGTTCAAGATTACCCAGAGCGTGGTCGAGGACGAGAATACGCTGGACTCCATGATGAAGTATGTCAAGGCGGTCAAGCGTTGCATCATCATCCTGGACGACATGGACCGCAACAACCTTACCGAGAAGAACAATAGCGTCGTCGCTTACCTTACGTTCTTTGACAAGCTCAATCAGTCTTCCAAGAACGACGGCGTGTCCTACGTGTTCATAGCGACCATCAACGACCCGTCAAGGATCAATAAGTTGATTATGTGCCGTAGTGGCCGTATTGACCAGATGATTGAGATTGGCTATCCGGATATCCACGCGTTGCGCTATCTGTTCAACTACAACGACAAGATTGTCAATCCGGACAACTTGACCGACTTTAACGACCCGGCGTTCGACAAAGAGTTCCAGTACGCCATCGAGTCCAAGATTACCGCCGCCGACATCAGCAATATCTTTGCCGACATGGTCATCTACGGTACGAAGGACGAGAAGTTCACGCCGGAAAACGTCCATCTGGCCATTGACCACATCAAGGGCAGAAACGACATGGCGTCGAACAACTACATGAATTAATCCTAAATCCAGAAAAGCGGGAAGCGCGACCGAAAGGCCGCGCTTTCTGTTTTACCACTGTCCGAGCAAGTTTCCGCAAGCGAAGTTGGACGGGTCGTTCGTGATGTCCTCGACACACTTGTCCACTTCCGGCGGGCGGAACAGTACATCCTTCTTGACCTCGTCGATCTGGTCGGAAATGTCGAGCGAGTATCCGCTTGTTTCCGGTTTCGCGTTCGGGTCTGTCGCGTCTGTACTGTTTCCGAGAGTGTTCCTCCCGAGGAGCATGTCGATGAAGTGCTCCTGGTTCGGGTCGTTCTTGACCTCGTCGCTGACTTTCTTTCCGTCGTCGATAGCGACCTCCAGGTAGAGTTTCCAGAAATACTTGTGCCACTTGTACTCGAATTCCGGTATCTCGTCAGTGATAGACGTGATTGAGTACAGTTTGTTGTCATATTCCGGCTTCAGCAAGTCGCCTGCCTTAGGGAATATCTGGGCGGCTGTATAACCGTAATATACGAATTTCTCGTAACCGCGCTGCCACCAGATAGGATTGTGCTGGCCTGGGTCGCACAGCGGCTTTACGCCGTGCTCGCGGAGTGACCTGTAGTTGTTCTCCAGGAAAAGTCCCATATGGACGATGACTTCGGTCTTTGCCGTGTACTGTATGCCGAAGCGTGCATACAGTTCGTTTTGTGGAGTAAACGTAATCTGGGCACGCATGTCGAACATGCGGTCGATATTCCGGCTATTGTCCTCGTGGAATATCGGGTCGGCTTGCGTGTTGTATGTCGTCGTGTAGTACTTGAACCGGGTACCCTGACGGTTGACCTGGGCACGGCTGATGATATTGTAACGTTCGTGGTCGCGGAAAGCGTTCTCGTTACGGTAGTAGTTGCCCATACCGAGTCGTGAATCGTGCTGGAAGTCCGGATGGTTGGTCTGGGCTTTCTCCGAGCGCTCGACGAATCCGCCGAGACGGTCGTTCCACAGTGGACGCGATACCGATGCCAGTATGCTGAAATTCGGCACTATCATATTGGAAGCGCGTACGTCGCCGGATAGATGTAGCTTTAGACTTGGCATTTGGTACCTCGGTATGCAGTTTATCATGGGCGGACCGGCAAGAACTGATAAACTAGGCATGAATGAACGGAACTGAAATATGGCGAGTAATGCACTAGACCAACGCAAATACGCGAAACTCTCGTTTGAGTCGATAAGAGAACAGCTCGTGACAATCATGAAGGCTAAGGGAGGAAACTTGGCCGATGCGTCCGAGAGTTCGTACGGTCGCTTGATGATCGACCTATTCTCCGGTACTGCGGACTTGATGGGTTACTACGCCGAATCATCGTTCATGAATGCGTTCTTGGAGCCGTCGTCCAACTCGACTCCTTCCATCTACGCGAACGCCCGTATGCTGGGCTATAGTGTTCGTAGGCCAGTTCCGGCAAAGGCTGGCATAGGAATTGCTGCCACTCAGACCGGCAAGTACAGCAGTATCCGTGTCCGTATTCCGAAGGGTACCGAGTTTACCCTCGGTGGGCTGACCCTTACTGCAATGGACGATATGGAGTTCTACTATAACCGTAACGATGACCCGGCCAATACCGGTTTAATGAAACTGGTGTCCGGCAAGGCGGTTGTTGCCGAAGGTCAGTTCAAGACTGAGTCCTTGGTCTCTACTGGCATGCAGAACCAGATCCACTTGATTAACGACCCGACTTTCTCCGACTATTTTGGTGACAACGACCCTAACTTTGACGATGACGGAAACGTGGCTCACCGTGCGGCGGCGTTTACCACGGTTACTTCGGACGCTACATTGATGGATAACGTTGACCCGAGCGTGGTAATTGACGACAAGCTGTACTGGCGCATTTCTCGTAGGGGCCTCATTGACCCGGCAAAGGAAAATGTACTGAATGACATTGAGTCATTTGTTGCCGGACAGGATAACTATACGGACAACTATACGGTTGAGCTGACGACGGCTAATGACGGTAACGTCCAGTTGAAGTTCGGTGACGGACTGAAGTCTGCCATTCCTTACGGCATTATCAACGTTACTTATTTCTCTACCTTGGGCGAGGGTGGTAACTTGCTTGATGTCGCCGGTAGCGTACTGGCCGCAGCGGACAGCAAGATTGTGATTACCCAGGGTGACGGTACAGAGAGCGATATCACGATTGATGACTTGAATATAGCACTTACTACCGATATTCGTAGCGGTTTGGATATCCAGTCAGTCGAGTCCATAAAGGCGGACGCACCGTATATCTATAACTCGCTTGACAAGCTCGTGAACCGCATGAGTTACAAGATTTTCCTTCGCCGTTATGCCGACGTAAAGTACGCTACCGCGTTCGGCGAGGATATACTGAACACGAAACTGGATAACGGCAGTATTGACGTAAAGTTCATGAACCAGATCCGGTTTAGCGTACTGAAGAGTCTTTACCGCAAGAAGGACAATAACTACTATCCTACGACATCCAATGAATACTTCCTTGATGGGTTCAAGATTAACGGTCTGATGTATACTTGGCAATATGACTACGGCGACCTGTCCAAGCAAGGGCTGGACGCTGGACATGTTGCGATTGCTGACCGTGTAAGCAAGGCATTGACCGACGCTAAAATTGACGAAGCTACCAAGAAACAAATCATGAAGGACGTTATGCCGGACTTTCCTCTGGATTACCAGGTATATTCGGCAAAGTTGTCTCCGTTGGACTTTGTCGAGACGGGTTCTGAACTGTATTCCGTCATGACTGCGTTGAACCAACGCGGAATGCTTACTGTCGGAGGCGGTTACCATAATTACGTGTATCCGAGCGTACACGATATGCAGTGCAACCTCGATATCACGCTATATCGAGGTAACAACTTTACCGACGTGAAGGAACGTGTCCAGAACGTAATCTATAAGTATCTGTCAGACAATACAGAGTTCGCTGCTCCAATTTACCGCTCACGCATTGAGGCGTTAGTCCATAACTTGACCGAGGTCGAGGGAGTCGACGTCACGTTTGTTCCGGTAGTGAATCAGTATAACCAGCTAGACATGGCAACTCTTCCTTGGCTCGGTAGTGTTACCGGCGAGTTCATTGCTCCTGGGTCGATTTCCATACAACCGTTTGACTTTAGCCTACGGTATACGTTGGTCGAAACCAATACGACGACGACACAGACCGATACATTTACTATTGATAACCAGCCTATGTTGCAACAGAATATCGCCGACTACTATAAGTTCAACATTGCCGGCAAGACCGACCGTATTACTGATATGGATATCGACAAGTTTGTCGCCTATATCTGGACTAGCGTAATGCAGCACGTATATGCTCCAATATATACTGCACTGAAGGCAGCCAGAAACAACGGCAATATCGAAGAAGCCAAGCAGCTGTATAGTCTGATTAACGCGATAAAGGGCTGGGAACTCGGTCCGGATGCAGTGACCTTCAAGGATACTGACACTATCACCTCAATGAGCGAGGTCGGTGGCAGTACACTGTTTGACTATATCAAGTATGGCTTGAATTATATCAAGCTGGTAAGGAACGTGCTTTCTTATTACGTTACTAAGAATTTGATTGATGAGAATGGTAACATTACAAAGTATACGAACGACAATGAAATTGTCCAGGTTGTCGTGCCTGTAGAGAGTATCAATCTCACTGTATCGCTGGACTCCGTATTGCTGACTGAGTAGGTAGTGCCAAATGAATCCGATAGTATATAACAAGAATGGTCAATACAGGTTTACCGATTTTGTCGGATACTTGCCGGAATTCCTCCAGTCGGAACCGGACGTCGTTACGTATATGCAGGTGCTTTCCGACTACATTAACAATGCGTATCGTAACGTGGACGTTACTGACGAGTTTGAACTTATAAAGGTATGCTCTAGTACAGACGTCAAGTCGGTGCTGAACTGGATGGAACGGCTCAGCGACATGTTCCGTTTGGCGTGCGACCGTGGTGAGCCTATCTTGTACTTGTCTGTACCTCGAAATAATATTAACAGTAACGTTATCCTCGGGAATGCGACGGCAGAATATGCTCGAGAGATTGAGATTGACTATGATACTATTGTTGACCGAATAGATGGAGCAAGTCGCCGTATCGGCACTAAGGCATTGAACGATGGCGATATAGTGTATGTTAATTACCGTAATCGTGCGTTGCACGAGAAGGTGGCGTATTATTATCTTGTTGATGTTGATACGCTTGTCAAGGATAGCATGTGCACGTCTCAAGACCCGTTTACTGGAACATATAATGAGCCAAGTACGGCAATGCAGTTTAAGGTGACTGAAGTCGGTAAGGTACTGCGGCGATATGG